TCTGTAAATCAACTGACCCGGAATTGATCTAGTTGTGTTTGCAGCGAGGTCATTAGATGCTTCGTCTCCTGCACCGCTTGGGCGAATAAAGTTAATCTCTACTCCACCGCCAGTGATGGTAACAGCATTGTTATATCCAGAAGTAGGAACAGCAAGAACGTCAATGTCAATAACGCCTTTGTCACGAGTGGTTTCAAGTTCAGCCACATTGTCACGAACCGGATCTGGGCCAGCAGCACCACCAATCAAGGAATCATTTGCTGATCCACCAAGCGATGTAGTAACATTTCCGCCCTTAACAACCCACTGAGTTGCGCCTGCGGTAAATCCAAGCTCGGTCACGCCCGCTGTACCAGACTGCGAAGCCCCGCCTTGAGCCTGAATAACACCAGCCTTGTCTGTGAATGAGCCACCATCACCATGATTAGCAACGACCTTTGAGCCAAAGCTCTGACCGACATCATCGGCTAATTCGGCCAAGCTAAGGCTCTTGGTCATGACTCCACCAGCATTTGAGCCGCCTCTTAGGACAGTGCCACCATTTCGGACTTCTCCAAGACCAACAGCTTCATCGCCAGCTCCAGATGGACGTATAGTAGGCATAGTAAATCTCCTATAAAAAATAAATATAAATAATTATAGATTCCTAAAATCCTAAAATATCGTCCAGTTCCGGTATATTATACACTATTATGAGCTTGATTCTAGCGATAATCTAAGTTTTTTCAGATTTTTCTTCAGCTTAACCCTAATTGTCTCTCCGCACACACCTCTGTCGTTTGCTATTTCACTAACAGTCTTGTTCATGTAAAATCTGTCATAAATTAACTCAGGGTCGTCGCATTTGTCTATTTGATCTTGCATGTCAATTCTTTTAAACTCGTTGTAGTTATCTGCAATCCTGTTGCCACTATTGTATGCGTCAATGGATACGGTATTAGTTTGGTTTGATTTTCTCTGAGAAAGACACTCAAACACAACTCCATTATGAAGATATGTAGAAAATTTACACTCCTTGCTTGCATCATACTTTCTTTTAGATTTCCATATAGCGTTCATGATACATGTATCAATCTCTCCACTTGAAAGCACCCCTCTAAAAGAGTGGGCAGCATTATTAGAAATCTTTTTAATATCTTCGTCTTGTAGCAACGCTTCAAAATTATTCATTTTTATCCTTACCTTGGGCTGAAAGTTTATCCTCAATATCTCTACGAACAACGGCGAAGTCAAACATTTTACCAACGCCTACAAAAAATCTATATCGGCTACAGACTCTAAGAATCTCAACGCCGTCTACATTGTCTAATTCTTCCTTTACAGATTTAGTAATATTAAAATTTGTGTGACCCATCCAACAGTCAAAGTTTGAAGTCAAAGTAATGTTTTCCATTAGCTTGTTATCTACTGGAACAAGCTGTTTTTGGTCTATCGGCATTTCTTGCATGGCTTCAAGCTCTTCTTCCGTGAAATCTTCTTCATCCATAGAGTTGAAACTATCGTAAAACACCTGAAGCAGTGGAGAGTGCAGTTGTTGCTCAAGCATATCTTCGTATTTCTGCCAACCAATTTTTTTCATTAGATTCTCCCTTATAACATGTCTGATGGTTTTATACAAGGTTCCTCCGAATCTATCCTAAGTTCAGCCTCTTTATTAATTAATTCTTGACTTGCTATGGCTAGTTGATTTTTAATAATTAATGAGAGTAACTTTTCTAGCTTGTTATCTTCCCCCTCTTTCTGCATGTTAGTTTTTATCATTTCTGTAGTTATGATCTGGCATTTCTCAGTGAAGATTGAACACACTAGATTAGCTAGATTTTCTATGTCTTCATCTTCAAAAGACGCAACGGTTATATCAATAAATATTTCTCCATCGTCGTCTATGAGATAGGTAATGGCAGTTGTAGCATCGCCATCACCCTTAATCTCTTTCTCTGTTCTTTTAAATAGATTCCAAAATTTCATTCGCGGTATTCTCCCAAGTGAATTTCTTTGATGTCTCTATCCCAGCGCTGTTTATGTCATTTTTATAGTTTTTAGCAAAGTATTTCATATTTCTGGCAAGGGAGTCAATTTGATACTCTGATATTTTAGCCCACTTTCCATGACCGTGAAACCATTTACCGTCAAAGGCTGGTTCTAGCTCTACAACCGGAATAAGGCCGCAGTTTTCTTCAGTGCAAAATTCAGTGTGGGCAGAATAATCTGTTGCAAAAACATGTTTTCCAACGGACATCATCTCTAAAAGCTCTAAATTCCACCCCTCTCCACGAGAAGGAAAGATGCCTAAATCTACTTTTGTCATTATATTATACACTTCTGCCTGTGTCTCAGCCCTTGGGATAAATTTGACTTTTGGATGATTGTATAATTTGTACCACCTTGCATTTTCTTCTGGTGTGTTAAAAGGATTAGAAGTCATCATCCATAGTTCTACATTGTCTACTTCTTCTGCAACCCTTTTAAATGCTTCAATAAGAATGTCGTGACCTTTGCGAACCTCCCACTTGCCACAGTTGAAAAAGATAATCTTACCGTCTGGATCTCTCGCTGGTGCTGGGGGAAATAACTCTGAATCCACACCAAGCGGCACAACGTGAACCCTGTGTTCGCCAAACCTTGTTTGATCTAAGCATATCTCCTTTGCCCATTTTGAGCATACAAACAAATGGTCACAACTATTTAAATGGTGTTTCTCTAAGTCATTAAATGTATCCAACTCAAAGATAGGAAATCCAATAAACTTTCCTGAACCTACCCGTTCCGCCATCTGGTTCTGATGCCAGATTTTAACGCAGGGTGCTTGCGGGTCAAATGTCTGAGCGACCTGCATCCCTTTTCTGACCGCATCTGCGTCTGCCTGATTGGTGACTTGAGGTTGACCAATAGGAAAGAATGAAACCTCTACATCTTTTGCTTGTAGAGCCTTTAGGATATTTATTGCTGCTACTCCGTATCCAAGCTGATTGATCGGTGCTTGTAAATTAATTCTCATCGTTTAAATACTCCTGATAAAAAATCTTCTACGCTGTTGGTGTTAGGATTGTTTACAAAATACTTACTTACCGTTGCCCTTGCTACTGACCGTTTCTCTCCAAGACCCTCTAGGGCGTTGACACAATCTTGAATAATTGGATTCTCTACTTTCTTGGGTTTTTGCTGTTGCTGTGGTCGTTCCCTTGGTTGTTGTCTTTGTTGTTTTAATTGCTGTATCTCTACTCTAAGAGCTTGCAGTTCTGCGTTATGATTTGCTCGTACTGGAGGCGGTGCAGGCTCTCTAAAGCCAATTCCAGTATCAATGTATTCTGGTATTCTCATTGATGGCTTAGATGGCGATTCCGACAGACCACTTGTAAAGAAAACAATAACCATAAATACGCCGATAGCAATACCTATGATGCCTTTTAAATGTACCCACAACGCTAAATCAGTTTCCATAGTGTATCTCCTTTGTTACTATTATACAATACATCGGCTTGTTTGTCAAGTGAGTTTACATTTTTTCAGAAAAAAACCCCACCAAGCTAAACACTTGGAGGGGTTGTCTTAGCTGTGTTTTTGTCCGTTTTTGTTTATCTAACGGTTAGCTAAGTTTATCCAATATTATTCACCTCTAGGAGTGATTGTCGATGGGTCTGGCCCAAGCGAGATTTCGTCTGCCATAATGCAAACTGAGTTTCGCTTCACTTGGTTCTCGTCTTCGTAGTCGTCTACTTTGAGTTTACCAGTGATAGAAACCAGTCTACCTTTCATAAGCATCGGGTTTAGACTTTCTGCCATCTTGCCAAAACACAACACGTTGACAAAGAGAGTGTCGTCATTACGACGATCATTAACCGCGAGTCGAAACTTTGACATCGGTGTACCCTTTTTAGTCTGGGTAAACTCTGCATCCTTAGTCAAACGACCTGCACCATTCCAACAATTCTGATTCATAATTAAACTCCTAAAGCTGACTTTACTTTTCCACGAACTACCTGAGTATTACCACGGTTTGATACGCCCGTGGTGGCGTTATAAACTGTTTCGGTAAAGGCACGATTCAAACCTAGTGCGCGACCGGCCTTTAGCGTTTCTCGTTTGTTAGTGCCGTAAACTTCCCCAGTTTGTCGGTAGGCAACGGCGGTAACTGGGTTAAAAGTTACTCCCTTTGCTGATCCACGATTTGTGCTTCCTACGATTGTATTATCTACAACACCAAAACTATACGACTTGGGCAAAGAAGCCAGTGTCGTGTAAAACTCATTATTCTCCATACTATCCTCCAAAGTTACTAAAAACTGGTGAAACTGACGCAGCATCAGGCTTTGCGCCTTCTGGCGGTTTATTGACTTCATTTATCGTCTCTGCGCCTTCTTGTAAATACGATTGTAAACGATTAATTTCTGCATCAATCTGAACTTTTCTTTCCTGCAAAGTATTAATCTCTCTCTGCACATTTGCTAGATGTGCTTCTACCATCTCAACCATAGTTGGCATTTTGTAGTCTCCTTAGCGTTTGACTGGGTTTTGTTTCGGTTTACTATATTATAGTCTAGGAAGTGCGATTTGTCAACTGTCTTTTTCAAGATTTTCAAACTTTTCTGCCGACTCAATCAATGAAAAATTAGATAGGTGTTTCTTAGGGAAAAACTTAAAGTCAATTCTATCTTCAATTTGTGTTAGAATTTCATTATAATAATCACCCCAAATGTCACCCTTCGGTAATGAGATGTTAGAATAATAGATTTCTGTTATGCCACATTGCCACAGCATTTGTAAACAATTTCTACAGGGTATTGCTGTGATATATGCTCTTGCATTGACTGTAGATTGCCCTTCGCGAGCAGCATTATAAACAGCATTGGCTTCAGCGTGAATCATAAATGGGTATTTAGCAGGTCTTGTGTTTGGCAAGACGCTATCGTTTATTCCTCTAATGAAACCATTATACCCAGTAGATATAATTGTTTTATTTTTAACTAATACACAACCACACTGTGTTTGGGCATCGTGACTCTTACGCGACCACAAAGTTGCAGTAGCGAAGAACATATTATCCCAATCATCAGGTCGATTCTCTTGCATTAGATAAGACAGCATGAGTTTCTCTGACATAATAATCTCCAATAAGCTGTACCGGCTGGACTCGAACCAGCAATCCACAAATTAACAGTTTGCTGCATAACCATTATGCTACGGTACAGTAAAGCCAGTTTGGGCTATAAGGTACTGGCAAACCCCAGACAGCTTACGCTGCCAATGCGAGACTTTCATCTGCAATTAAAATGTTGATAGATTTTTAACGTAGCCCTTCTATCAACTACGGCATGAGATACATTACTTCATATTGTGAGTCGAATCTATTTCACCCCCGTAAGTGGAGGTGGGCGGTACTGCCCCGCCGTCCTCTACAACATCCATAAGACCTTTATACATGCTTTATTTACTTTTCCTAAAAAACTTCTTTATTTGCTCAGGCATGGATTTCATCTTCTCTTTTCCAATATCAGTCAAGGTATAATAGAAATGACCATCTTCGCCAATGAGTTGATCTACCAATCCATCTTGCATTAGTTTCAAAATGGCATCTTGGATATTATCTTCTAATATTTGCTTTTCTTTTTTTAACCACGAAAGCATCAGCGGTTCATTATCCATGTCAAATTCCATAACATCGTAAACTATCTCTTCAAACATAGACTTGTTATTTGTTGTCGTGCTTTCTAATTTATTGACATAATCTAACGCCATTTCAAGTTCTGAGTAGACACCAAGTGGTTCTACGGAAAATGAAGGATCTTGCTTACCTTCTGATGAGATCATTACGATGATATAGACTTTATCCATCTAATAATTCCTTATGATACTTTTTTAGGGTTTCAAGTCTGCTATCTGCATCATCTAGTTTTGATAATGCTTCATTAAAGTTTTCATGCAAATCACCAGTGGAGTGGTCGCCAATTCCTGCTGGATGCCGTAGCATAATTTTGAGACTGGCAAGAGCCTCATAACGATCTGTCTCTGCCTTATTGCCTAGAGCGTCTAAAGCGTCTGACTTGTAAGAACTATAACTCATTAGTCTCTCCCGTTCAAAATAGCCTGTAAAGTACACTTAAATGGTTCGCCCTCAATCGTGGCGACCAAATCCCACATCTTTTGTGCGATCTCACGAATCTCTTTTTGTGCGTGCTGACTGTTCCTTAATTTAATAAAGTTAGCAAAGCTACGCATGTTGAACATCACATCTGCCTGAATCTGGCTGTTGTAGGTCTTGAAGAATCTCGCTGACTCTTTTGCTCGCTTGCGCCCCAAGACTGGTTCAAGGTCTTTGATACACTGGTGATAAAGTTCATTGCCATATTCTGTGTAAACTCTTAAAATATCAGTCCATTTTGCTCCACATTCAGTTGGGTATCTGATTGCTTCGGTACAAGTAGTGTCACCCCAATCTTCCGGCAGGAAGTATTTATCTTCTTTTAACTCTTTGTACCTAGCAGATTCGGCATTAAGTGAGCTAACACGATGCTTGAGAAGGTGTATATGGCTAGCAATATCAGTATCAACCAAAAAGTGTACGACTCCCTTTTCAAACGGCGTTTCATGTCCGTTGACCCAGAGCATTTCAATGAGCGATGGGATTCTCGCTTTCTTTTCATCTGTCAAATTCCTGCTAGTGCTTGTCCATGCGGAGCAGGCGATTGTCTCATCTGACCCGTAATACCCAAGTAATTCTACCTTGTTATCCATATATTCCATCTCTGTGTTTTAGTTTAGAAATAGGCATGTTATAGCAATCCGCTTTAACTTTAAAGTTATTTGATGGGTCAATCTGACCTTTCTTTAAGAAAGTTGCATCATTAAAGTAATCGTCTTTTTTATAAGCTCCGAGGAACCAAGCTCTACCCCACTGACCATTGAGATTCTCGATCCTTACAAAAGCGTAGTTATGACATTTTTGTTTTGTGTTAAATGCCGCAACGGAACACTCATAATATTCCTTTGGCTCACCTGTGCATCGTTTTGTTTTTACGTCCCACTTTTCGCCACCATAATCAATAATGTCGTAGTCATAGGTATTTCTAATCTGCCCTCTGATTATTTGATTAGCGACTTCTTCACCAAGAAACCCAGCTATATTACCTTCGCCGCTTGTAATTGAGTTTTTAAGTTTACCCATTTCACGCGCTTTATCCAAAGCTCGCTTCTTCATTTCTTCTGTTATTTCAACTTCAACCATAACCGAACCTTACTCCAAAATGTAGGATTATCTTTCTTTAATTTAAAGCGTTTCCTTCTTTTTTCTTCGTCATCAAGTTTAGTAGAAAATTTCTCTATCTTGTCTTTCATTAAGTTTTGAAATCTAATGAATTGTGAGTCTGACATACCGCTATCGCCCGTCATCTTCTTCCTCGTAGTTATTCTGCCAGCTTTTGAACAAATGATCGTCCTCTTGTTCTACAAAACATAAGTTATACTCTTGTTCAAATCGTTCAAACAAGTCACTTGGAAAACTAATATGCACACCATCGCTATCAGCGATATGAGTGGCTCTTTTTAGCATTTCTTTGTAAGCGTTTTTAAGACCATGAAACATTGAATTCTCCTTTCTTATATTATAGTCTACGATTATTGATTTGTCAAGTGCTTTATCTAATATTTCTCAAAATTGGCCCAATAAAATCTAACATATCATCGGCAAATTCTGCTCGCTCTCGCATCTCTCTTTCTTCTTTTTCTCGTTCTGCTCTGGTTTTTGTTAGTCCTCTTCTGATCTTGCTTGGATGCTCTTCTCTATCATCTGACTCTGGATCATGGGTTGTATGAGTTTCTTGAAACGACTTTGCTCTTATAATTCTGTCATCAAGTTTTATCTCCCAGTATCCTGTTCTGTGATTCTTGACTGGCATATACTTGCCACCAACAAACTCTCCACGATATTCTGTACCGGCCAAGAACGATCTTCTCGTCGGCCAGTCCTTTATCTTATCGGCAATCTCTCTGCGTTTCTTTAACCATTTTGCCTCGCCTTCTTTTGTTGGTATCCTGCCGTCTCTCATGGATTCCCACCACTCAACATGGAAATCACGATCTCGTTTATGCCAGTCCCATACGATAACCTGATCTAATTGACAAGTACCCCACTGATTATACTTGTGATTGACCTCGATTAAATCAAACGTATCTATAGTAGGAGCATTGTGGTCAATTCTGAGCAGCAAACTTATGAACAGGAGTAACTTCATTTTCTTTTCCTTTTAAGATACTAAGAACATTATCTAATGCTTCTGCTTGGAACAACTCGTTACTAGCGAAAGCTCTAATTCCCAAGTCAACTTCACGCTGATCTTTATTTACTTGTTCAAAAGTTGGTGGCACTTCTTCTTTACTTTCTGGCTGGTCTTGTGACAGTTGTGTAAATTCAACTGGCTTGTCAGCACGATCCTCAAGAACATTTAAAATTTGAATAATATATTCTGCGTTTGTGGATTGAACTGTAGCAGCAACACCTAATGATTGAATCTGCTTGGTATTCCAAGCGATAACTTCTTCTAGCTGTTCTTGTTCAACGACTTTCCGATAAGTATATCCAGTAAACACGCTGACTGCAACCAACGTGGGAAGTGACATGTAAAATAAAATGTCTGATTTTCTCATGGTAAATACCTTTCTATCAATTCTAAAACGGTTCCATAGATTATTGGCGTTCCAACAATCACACAAAATACAATAGCACCAAACTCGTTAAACGTCATTTCGGGCTTGACTTGATCCTGCTCTTTCATCCATCTATCTTCATTCTCTTTAGGTGGTTCGTATGGATTCATCCTGCTATTAAGACCTCAAGGGATAGGGCGATTACGGCAAATATCAATGCTCCCATTGTACCATAGTATGACAGGTGAGCAAGGGCAAATGCGCCAATTACCAATAGTTTTTTCATCGTTTGCCCTCTATCATTTCAAGAATAGTGAGCGCCATTGATTTCATAGATGCCTGTGCTGCTGACGCTGGGCTTTTGAACAGGTGTGCTTTACAATATTCTTCCACCTTTGATAGTGCGATTGTTCTCTCTAATAATAATTCTTGTTCACTTTTCATTTGTCAACCCTATAAAAAATCTCTAAGTCCATTTCTAAACATATTCTTCGACGAACATTCTTACTGATTTTTTTTCCTGTTTCCTGTTCCTTTAATCTCCATTTGTGAGCCATCCACTTAAAGGATGCTGTTCTTGCTTCTCTTTGTTTTGGAGTTAGGTAGTTAAATATATGATCACTCATTTGTCAATATCCCATATCTAATTCTTGTGCCTGTTTTGTAAGTTCGTCAAGTGCCTTGTTTCTTTCTGCGAAGGTTGCTTGATGTTTCACTTCCATTATTGTACCAGAATAAATTGTGGTAGCAAGACCTTTGTTGGTCATTCTTTTAGCAAATTCAAATGCTGATTCATAGTCAGCAAAATCTTCCACTCCACGATTCAGTGGATCTTTTTCAAGATCGCCATTGTATTTAACGAAAAATGTCATTTGTCAAACTCCTACTAATGCGGCACAGGCACGAATCGCTGTGTCCTTGGATTTAAGTTCTATATCCCAATCATACTGGTCGCTACACGGTTTGTCAACAGGCATATCTGCATGACTACGAGGATTAGTCTTGTCAGGATGCGACTCGCTGTAATGAAACAGTGGTTTGCAAGGCCAAGTCTCTGCACACTCTAGGTAAGTATTCTTGGATGACGGATTGCACTTGTCGTGCAGGTTGTCGTATGTGATAGGTAGGTTGAAATATTTGAGTAGGTTATCTACATTCCAGCAACCTTTGTCCTCGTTCTCAATCACTAGCCTGCTGGTCACGCTCTGATCGCACTTGTTTAGGTTGGACATAAAGCGAGCAGCAATATCTTTGAGATCGCCCTTGGTACAGTTGACATGGATGTTCATGGGGTTGTAGTAATTACGCTGACAACCTAGTTGATCCATGATCCAACCATGAAGATTTAGTTCTTTGATGGTCTTGTCTACTGACGCTTGGTTCTCGCTGGCAAGCACGTTGAATTGGTCTGGGTGCATAGACAGTCTGACCTGCCACGCATCGTTCGCTCTGCACTCCTCAAATAGCTCTAGGATTTGATCGTATTGTGGAACGTCTGAAATGTCGTATTTAAAATCAGGATGCGTTAGAACGGGGAATAGGGAGCTTGAAACACGGTATCCCCAGCCTTCTCTGGCACAATGCTCGATACACTCTAGGGTCACGACGACATTGTTAAACCAACGCTCGCCTAGCTCAAATAAAGCACGCTCGTCACCGACAGTATCGCATAGGACGTTAAACTGTTTCCATGTCATTGTACGGAAAGAGTAACCTTGCTCTTTGAGTTCGTTGCTGATGCAGCATAAGTTATACATTGTAAATCCTCGGTTAGTGATTGGTGACTATTATATTATATCGTACAGATCGCTGTTTGTCAACAGCTAAATTAGAAATATTTTGTATTTATAGACCGACTCCACATTTACCTGTGAAGAAGTAAGATAGACTTCACCAAGTAATAAGGTAGTGTTAGTAAGCAGTATGGTCTTTACAGGCTAGTATATTCTCAATGCTAATTTATAACTTGTGCTTCTTCACAGGACTAGGTTGACAGTGGTGGGTCAGAGCCTAGATTTTTTTATTTGTTTGCCGTACCTTGGAGTGGTCGTTCACTCTCGGATAACTTACTGATCTTGTAGTGGGTAAGAAAGATAACTTCACCCAATTACTTTTTTATACAAATCTTTACAAGACTGTGACACTTTACTACCATTGTCACAAAGCACTCGCGGCACGACTCGAACGTGCGACCGTGGGAGTAGAAATCCCATGCTCTAATCCAACTGAGCTACGCGAGCATAAAATTGAACTGAGAGTGGTACAAACGCAAAAAACAGATCCGTTGGCACACAGACCGCCAAATTCCACCAATCCAGAGATACAGCAATGACCAGCTTGTGCCTTCGCCAGTCATTGTTAATTACTCTAAACCGATTTCCATTGCTCCCACTAACAATTCTAAGTAGACTCGGAGTGACTTGAACACTCGACCTGCCGATTATGAGTCGGAAGCTCTAACCAACTGAGCTACGAGTCCATGTAAACTATTATATCCTATACATCGTCAAAAGTCAAGAGATACTTTAAGAAAAATCAGATTTATTTCTGGTTGGACGATCAAGATAGTAAGATTATATGAATAACATTAAGCAGCAACATGATTAGTGTAACCATGCCCAATATCAATGCTTGGAATTTTACCCGTTGTGTAAAACTCCCAAAACAATTTAAAAGGTAACGCAAAGTCCTCATTTCCAAAACCCCACGCTCCAGATTGAACATAAAAAGTTAAATATAAGAATAATAATACCTGAAAACAAAACACAGGAATAATGCCTATCCTGTATTTAGTGAAAGATAAAATACACATAGCGACAACCGCCAAGATGGTAGTTATCGCTTTAATGTGTATCAAACCCTCAACACCATACGAATCTATAATAGCAGACGCAAATGGGTTTTGCTCATCTGCCGGTAAAGATTTCATAAAGATTAGGTTAAGAGTATTATCATAAGCAGAAATCAGTCCAGCAACTAAAGACATAAACAAAAACGGAATAGATTTATAACACTTGAGAAACATGAAAAACTCCAGTGAGGGGAGGAATATAAGTCCTTGCTCTCCACTGGATTATACACTATTCCCAGTACCAATCTGTTATAGTTTCTTGGTCGAAATATACGGGGTCTTGCATATCCTCTACATAAGAATATGGGTCGTAATTTTCACAAGATTTCTCGTTTGCTTCTGCTTCATAATCATTTATAGTCATTATTGACTCATAATCATCGTCGTCGCTCATATTCATTTCCTTCGGCAATAGATTTTAAATAAACAAGTTGTGAATTTAGTTTTGCTATAACACTGACATAACGCTTATGACTCTCATAAGAATCAGCCTTAGCAATAGCTTTGTTATAATAATCGAGGGCGTTATTGATCTGTTCAATTTCCCATTCAATGTCCGATACAGTATTCATGCACAAATCTCCTTTGAAAAGAAAAAGAAAGGGGTAGAGCGAATCATACCCCAAGAGCCTAACCAACCACAGTTAGAAATCTGTTTCGCTGTAATAGTCATCAATGTCACCAAGATAGCCGTCACAAGCATATTCATGTTCATTTGGACAGTCGCCACCGCAGTACGCACATTCATCGCCCTCATCTTCCATGTAGACTGGTTCCTCTAGTTGTTCGCGAGCAACTGCGATAACTTCGTACTCGCTGACTCGCATCTTCTGACAGTTACAGTCAGATGGTACGCTGACAATATCCTTTGGGTTAAACTTAACCAGTACGACAACGCCACTGTTGCCTGCCCAGTCACAGGCGTACTCGTAAGTGCCGACATGCAAACCACTAGAACAACCCTGAGTATGGTCGTCACAAACTTGTCGTCGCTTCATGCTGCATACATCACCAACATTATTGCGGAATGTCTTGCCAGTGTAAATGTCAACCAGATCGCCCTCGTTAAGCTCACCGTTCTTGACATTGATGGTATCGCCAGCATGAGGTCGAACACCTTTGTAGCCAACCATCATTCCATCATCGGTAATTGGCAGACCTTTGTGGCTTGACCAAGTGTACGATTCCTGAACCGCACGCTCGCTGACATTATCATAAAGATTTGTCAAATAGTTAAGCATTGGCTCGTGAGGAAAACCCTGCTGGATCATTTCAATGACACGACTGGTGGGTTGACTAGCAACCTGTTCTTCCTCGAAGTAGAGGAATCCATCGCGAAACTCAAACTCGCCATCTGACCAGTTCTCGATCTCATGACCAGTATTAAACAGACGAACAAACTCGTCCTCGTCATCAGTATGCGTACATTCTACCAACGCTGCATATTGTGGATGAGTATGGTCGAAGATAAACGGTTGACCACCGAGCGTTACAGTCCAGCGGTTGTCATTAGATTTAATTGCGGTAAGCATTTTAACCTCGCTAAAAGAAAGTGAAAGTGTTTGACTCTATTATACTATACTAATCGGCAAATGTCAAGGGGTTTCTAAAAACAATTTTTTAAATTATCTATTTCTTCTTCAAGACTTCGATAATAATTGTCCATGCTCTCATCGCAATCATCTCTCCAGTCATTACGATCAAGCACGTTTACAACATAGGTTTCATCTGGACAATAAACCGCCACAACAAAACCATCTGAATCTAGTTCAACAATTACATTCTTATTCATAATATCACCTAAACGATTTACCGATACGCTCCCCACCTTTAGCAATCCCTTGTAGACCCGCGCGTTTATCCTTGACTTCAACGCGACCAGTTGTTTTATCAGTTATTGTATTAGTTTTAGTGTTATAATGCAAGAAAAAACTTTTCTCAGAAATACGATTTGTCCAGCAAAACTCACCTTCTCCATCTTTATAATGTTTGTCAAACACATCAAGGCGATGGCGCTCATAATCACCAACAGTCCAGAGGTAGGCATCTCTAATCTTTACAATATCAAAACCATCTGTCTTTACATTGTTCTCGACCCAGAACATCAACTCATCTTCTGGGATCATCTTCCCCTTCTTCCTCAAAGGGGTTGGTCTTGGTAAGCTCATATAAATCTCCTTGTGGTTGGTAGAAAAAAAAGAACGGCAGGCAACCTTACTTCATCGGGTTTAAGGATTATGGTGAACACCCTAATCGTCACTCACCTGCACATTCTTATTATATCATAGACATCGGTAAAAGTCAATAGGAATCTTGAAAAATTATCAGTATTTCGGAAAGATATTTCAAAATGGTGTATAATATAAAGGAGGTCGTTAGACTCTCACAGTACCGCCAAGATATTTTGCGATAATTTCTTTGTCAGAACCAATACGATATGAATAGATAATTGTAAGCATAGAATACTTGTAGTTAAACTTAT